AAAAGGTGTATGGTTTTTAACTAATACCGAATTGTTTGTTGGCAATCGCGCACTTCGAAAAGAACTTGATCGAGACCGCTTAGCAAAAGCACCGGGTTGGGTAAAACTAATCAAGAAGTTTGATATTGAGCACAATCGCAAAAGTATCAAAAAACACGATCCAAAGTTCTATAAAATATTTAAGCAAGAAACTGATGAATTGCTTGAAGCTATGGGTATGCACGATGACGAATACTATAATGGTCCAGCTGATATTCAGTTGGCATTTTAAAGGAGACTACTATGACTAATGATTTTAAATGGAAGGTTCATAAAGATCCAGCAAGACTTGGCCAAGAGTTATGGCAAATTGTAACTGGTAAAACTTTAGTTACTATTTGTCGTAGTGAAGAAGCTGCTATTGAAATGTGTGAAAATTTAAATAATGATCGGTGGTTTTTAGATCGTGGTCAAACACGAAAAGATCGGTGGGGTTAATGGAAGTTCAAACTCACGGTTTTGAAAAGGAGGAAAATGAGCATGATGTTGTGGACAAGGTTTATTTAGATATTAATCCTCGTCCACAGCAATCTGAAGTTGTTCAATCACTTAAAAACCAAGCAGGTGAAGAATGGAAGGCTAGATGCACTGAACATTATGCTTGGAAAGCAGCTGAATATATTATTGAACTTGAAAACGCTTTAGAAAAAGAAAAAGAAATACAAGATCATATGTGGAAATCTATAAGTCGTATTGAACGGCAAAGAGATGAAGCAGACGATACTAATAAATTCTTAAGAAAACTTATTAACAAGTATCATTTAGAAAATGATGCATTTACCGGAAAGGGTAATATCAATGACTGAAGATCGTGATAACTATATGAATATGCTTACATCAGGAGTATGTGAAGTAACCTTTACAAAAGTAAATGGTGATAAGCGAGTTATGACTTGTACTTTGCTAGAAGGTATGATTCCATCTGCTGAAAAAGATGAACCTATTACTCAAAAGAAAGTTCGTGCTGTAAATCCTGAAGTCATTCCATGCTGGGACACGACCGCAAAAGGCTGGCGTTCTTTTCGTGTTGATAGCGTACAAGAATGTAAATATGTTTATCGTCCAAAAGTTTATTCTGTGTAAATCAAAATAATCCTTTACAATTGCTTAAAAGTGTGATAGATTAATAGAGTAGGAAGAATCACTTGTCACTGAAAGGACAAAAAAATGACTATATCTATATGGGGTGATGATAACATCGACGAGTGGTTAGAGCGAGTGGAGGATAACATCGACGAGTGGTTTCGAGGCGAAGTTTGTGAGAATTGTGATGGTTCTGGTGTTGCCGAGATTTCGAAAATGGAATGTGAATTTTGTTTTGGAACTGGTTATGAAGAAGTAGATGGAGCATCAAACGAAAAAACATAAAAAGAGATTTATTGCTTGACATAGAAGTTTTTGGAACGTAGCATAATGGTAATGCCCCTGTTTTTGGTACAGGTGATTGTAGGTTCGAGTCCTACCGTTCCAGCCAAAAACGTGTGTGGATGTGGTGAAATTGGTAGACACGCTAGATTTAGGTTCTAGTGCTTTACGGCGTGAGAGTTCGAGTCTCTCCATCCACACCAAATAAAAAGGAGTATACAATGTCTATGCACATGATTCGAGGCGTGCAAGTGCACGGAAAATCAAAAATCAAAAAGAAGCCTGGATGGAAAGAAAGAGAAGCTGAACATCAAGCTTTTCTTGATCGTATGGGTGTAAAAGGTACTAAACAAGACTATCGCCATGAGCGCCCAAAATTTAAAGTTTCAAGAGATCAATTATCAAATAGTATTGATAATGGTACACTAAAAGAAACGAATAAATATACAGGTAATGAGATTGCTGGTATTGTTGTAACACACAAAAGTAATCTTATGCCAATTCGTAAAGACAATAAACAGGCAGCAGTTGATGCGGCGAGTATGCGTAGATGATTTTAGATAAACATGTTATTAGAATAATTACTAATAATGTAAATATGACGGTGCCATATTATCTTATGGCATCGTATGCTTATTATGAGAAAGACGATCCAATATTGTCTGATGATTTTTATGATAAATTAGCAAAAAATATCCTGAAGCAATGGGACAATATTGAACACTATCATAAACATCTACTAAGCAAGGATGTTTTAGAAGCAGGTAGTTACATTGGAAAATATCCAACTATCATCTCAGAGGCCCTTAAGAGCTTAAGAAAGACTGCTAAGAAATGAATCAAGACGATAGAGACTTTATCATTAATGCAGTGAATCGACTTCTAAAAGTCCCTCACGCAGCTCTTACTAATGCTGAAATTGTAAAATTAAAAGGTTTACTTAGAAAATTATGATTACAGTTGAACATAAATATGATCATAGTATTATTACCATTTTAGATAATAATGGAAAAACCGATGATGTTGAAATTATAGTTGACGAAGAACTCTGTTATATTCGTCAATACACTGATGACGATGATTTTAATATTGTGGTAATATCACCATACATGTTAAAAGAATTAGTAGCGGCGTATGATATGGCTGAAGGCTCATATGTTACTGCAGGTAAATCATAAAAAAAATAAAAAAAATGCATTTAAGGGTTTACAATCGCTCTTATATATGTTATTATAGTCATATGTTAAGGAGATAACTATGCTTGAACTTGGTTTACTTGTAAGTGGGATTATTATTACATCCTATATTATTGGTCGTAGAAGCGCAAAAGAAGAAAACGTTGAAGGCATAATTGATCTTGTAATAACTAAACTATGTCATGATGGCTATATTCATTACGAAGAAATGGATGATGGAGATTATGATTTAATCAAAATAGAGGACTTTAATAATGGTAACTCGTAAGCTTACAAAGAAAGCTAAAGTCAAGCAAACATTTTCCCGACGTAAGTCAACTGGATTTACTGCTGGGCCAATGGGAAACTTTCGTGATTTTAACGACTATTGCCGTACTGATCTTGATAAAAAAGATATTGCATCAAAGATTAAGTCTTATATTAAAACAACTATGCCAAAGGATCAGGCTAAGATTGCTCTTGAAGCACCTGAATGGGCTTTTACTGGTTTACCTTTTGTAGCTGCTACTATTGCTTGGAAAGAAATGGATAAAGAATTTCCAATGTGGTGGAAAGCCGAAGAATGTTTAAATCGCCATATGAAAGAAATTCTTGGCCGTGGAAAGAAAAACATTGCTAGAAAAGCTGACCTTGCTGATGATCCATCACCTCAAAGAAAAACTATACAGGAAATTTTAAAAGAAAAAACATCAGAATTTATTGGCCAAGTTGAACATGTTCTTGATCAATATGATCCTAAAAATCATAAGGAATGCATGAAGTATTCACTCTATGATGAATTAAAAAAAGTTGATGCTGCAAATAATACAGCCAAAGCTGTTTTGGATTACTATACACCTATTCGTAATGAAGCAAAAGAATTAGTTGAAGATAAAACCGAAGATTTGGTTGAAGCATTTTCATATCTTTCTGTTCCAGAACGTAAAAAATATCTTGAATTTCTTAATCAACTTGTAAACGATACTGATAAATTCATGGCATCAAAAAAGGCATTGCGTACTACTCGTAAGCCAAAAGTTAAAACTGCAGATAAGCAAGTTGAAAAACTTAATTATGCAAAAGAGTCAAAAGAATATAAGCTCACTTCAATCCATCCAACTTCTATAATTGGTGCGATGCGTTTATATACCTTTAATGTAAAATACAAAGAGCTAACAGAATATGTATGCCAAAAATCTATTGGTTTTGAAGTAAAGGGTACTACTATTCTAGGCCTTGATGCTGATCTTTCACGTAGTACTAAACTTCGCAAACCGGATGATTTTATAAAAGCGGTTTTGACAAAATCTGCAAATCAAATTAGAAAAGAATGGTCTGAGCTCACGACTAAAACTAAAGATAAAGTAAATGGTCGCATCAATAAGGATACTATCCTTGTTAGAGTTATGGCTAAATAGAAAGGATGATTATGCAAGAAGAAGTTAAGTTCATGAACAGAGCCAAGTTTGGTAAGTTAATTGAAGAGCAAGTCGTTGATAAAAAATTATCATATATGGACGCTGTTATTGAGACATGTGAGATCACTAATATTGATCCACAAGATGTAAAAAAGTTTATATCAAATGTGATTCGAGAAAAAATTGAAGCTGAAGCAATGAGTCTTAATTTTTTACCAAAACAAAATGAATTGCTATTCGAATGATAAGATGGTGGGATTATGTAGTAATATACATATTTGCAGATATACTTTCATATATTGCAATTAATCTTTCTAGTAACCTTATAATCGTAGGGGCAATGTTCTTAAATGCTTATTATTTTTGGGAATGGTATTGTGCTTTAAGGTGTAATCATGAGCAATGAAGAAATAAATGAATTTATTAAAATGTTTAAAGGAGTGCTACCCGATCCAGACAACTATCCAGTAACTTTTGACTACTATTATCAACTATATAAACACACAAAGGAAAACAAGAATGTTTGAACTAATTATGATTTTTGGCCTATTTGCAAATGAAAATGAGGATTTTTTTGCAGTAAGTGATGCCAATAAAGCAGCCGGTCTAAAATGGGAATATGTTGGAACACAACCTGTTCCAGAAGGTCATGTTGCAATTCCATCAGTTAATCCTGACACTGGTAAAGAGACAGTTATTTTTGTCAGAAAATAATATAAATAAAGGTATACTTCATGTCAAAAATGTGGTATAATAATTCAGTTAATACAAAACACAATTCAGCAAATATAAGGAATATAATATGTCTTTTGCAAATCTAAAACGGAACCGTGGTCAAATTGATAAACTTGTAGCAGCAGCAGAATCTGCTGGCGGTTCTACAAACAAATACACAGATGATCGTATTTGGAAACCTACAGTCGATAAACAGAATAATGGTTATGCTGTTCTTCGTTTTCTCCCAGCTACAGAAGGTTCTGAGTTGCCATGGGTTCGTTATTGGGATCATGGCTTTAAAGGCCCAACTGGTAAATGGTACATTGAACGATCACTTACATCTATTGGACAAGATGATCCAGTTGGTGAAGTCAATAGCCGTCTTTGGAATAGTGGTGTTGAGTCTGATAAGACAACCGCTCGTAACCAAAAACGTCGTTTGCATTATGTATCAAACGTTCTTATCGTATCTGATCCGGGTAACCCTGCCAATGAAGGTAAGGTATTTCTCTATCAATATGGTAAGAAAATCTTTGATAAACTAATGGATGCAATGCAGCCAGAATTTGCAGATGAAGAACCAATCAATCCATTTGATTTTTGGACTGGTGCTAACTTCAAACTAAAAATTCGGGATGTTGAAGGTTATCGCAACTACGATAAATCAGAATTTGCTTCTCAAGAAGTACTTTCTGATGATGATGCAAAACTTGAAGGTATTTACAATTCAATGCATGATTTGGCTGAGTATACTGACCCTACTAAGTATAAGTCTTATACAGAGCTAAAAACTAAATTGATGAGTGTGCTTGGAGAATCAGCAGTTGCTGGAGCTCCCACTGTGGCCCAAGAGCGTAGCCTTGGAGAAGAAAAAGTAGCGCCACCTATTAAATCAGCTCCTGAACCTGCAATGAGTGCTGTAGCTAGTTCAGATGATGAAGACGATATCATGTCACATTTTGCTAATTTAGTTAACGATTAAATATAACTATATAACTGAGAAATGCCGGCTTAATTGCCGGCATTTTTTTTTAATTCTTCCATTTAGGTTATTTCAGAAAAAATCGTTCTACCCAACTTAATTCAGTATCAGTTGAACCTTGAGATGCAGCAACATAATTATTTGTGGTATACACTGATCCTTCTTGCACTGTTCTCGACATTTGCTGATCTATTCGTGCTTGTTCTCTTGCTTGGGAGGCTGCCACAGCGGCGGCCAAACGAAGCGCGTCATTAATATCTTGTTCACGTTTGGCTATCACTGGATTTAACTCTTTTGCAAGTCTTCGAGCAAGATCAGGATTAGCTCCTTCTTTTCTAGCTAAGGCCGCTGACATACCATAATCCCGTTCAAGTTTTGCTTTTTCTAAATTTGCTAAAGTCAAAGAACGTGTGCCCATTTTAGTCCCATCCATACTCGCGCCGCTAAGTTCAGCTGGCAAATTCATTGCAACTTCTGTAGCTCGCGCTGCTGCCGCTTCTGCTTCAGGATCTGGTATTAATCCTGCTAGTTTTAATATCCTTTCCCCTTGTGGAATTAGCTTAGCAGCATTTATTAACATTTTCTTAATTGCTTCACCACTTGGAATAATACTTACAATTGAATCTAATAATTCAGATATTGAGTTTGTAAGTGATCCTATTAGAT